CCAAATATGGACTAACACCAAATTCTGAATTTATACTTAATAATTGTGTTACGTCACCATCTAATCTACTATTTGTTCTTGAGAATAATTGAGTGATTGACGCATCACCTGATTGTGTCAGTTGTGATAAAAAGTTAGAATCCGTTAATCTACTTATCACAAATAATTGTAATAAATCAGATGTATCATTATAAGATGTTGATGGTATTTTATCTATAATAAAACCTTCATAATCAGGATTTAAAGAAATCTCTTGAACAAATTGGTCTCTTGGTCCTAAATCAATCATAGTAGTCGGACTACCCAAAAGTCTTTTATTCAACGCAGCACTATCGGGGTACGGTGTGTTATCTATTTTTCTTGGTGATTGTTTACCTATGAAAATATTACCATTGTAAGGTGAGCTTCTGTAGAAAAAAGAATTATTAGTTTCTTTATATACTAAAGTGTCCGTACAATATCTATAAGTAACATCGCTATTAAATGTTGAAGCCGATAGTGGTGCTAGATATAGTGTATCTTTTTGAAATGAATACATATATAAAGAACCATTAATCCAATTGTTTACAAAGGTTAATGAAATTACATTTCTACAAAGTGCAAAATTGAATCTGAATCTAGCCTTCCACTCTGAAAATAACAACAAATCTTTTTGAAATTTAAATGGTTCTTGAACCAAGTAATAACAACCGTCATACATATTCCTAATGTTATCTTCTCTATTGTAGTAGTAACAATCATCATTTAAATTTTTAACACCAATATTCTCTCCGTCACCTGAATAACATTTTAAAGGAACCATACCTTCACAAGAAAAAGTTTGTTGAATTTTAACACTCAAATTACCTCCAACATCCTCTAAATAATCATCGGCTGGGTCTGAAAAATTATCGGTACCTGTATTGTAACTGCCCGTTACACCTTGAATTTCACTTGGACTATTAATCGAATAAAGTGAAAAATTTGAATTTTGATGTAAAACAAGTCTGCCATCTAACGCGTCTGATGATGGTAAACGGTCAGTTCTCATAACCAAACGATTACTGTTAGACATAGACATTGACCCCGCAGACCCATTTATGTATATCGGAGAGTAATTTGTAAAGTCATACCCAATTTGAGATGAACCATCTGCGGCCATATACGTTCCACCCTCAACAACTTCGTTGGATAAGTAACCATTTCTGAATCCATCTTTAACGTTACCATTATTAATCATTCTGTTCCACGTATTACCACCAGCAGCAATCGCTTGGTTATACCCTGAATTCACAAAACCTTGACCTGAATTTGCTTGGTTAATGTCCCACGCACTATTTACTTGGTCTAAAGCAGAATAATAAAGATGATTCTTTGTCGTCCACGACGCTAAATAATTTGTTACACTAAAATTATATGATGGGTAAAATATATTTTGATTCAAGTTTGTTGAACCGTTATTCACAAATTGGTTGTGTCTCGGTATTCTCCAATCAGTATTACTCTGATATTTTTGAATAGGAATGTTCAACAAGTAAGAACCCCTCACTTTTTTATTACCGAATGAATTATACCCATAAAGTTTAGACATGTCATATTCGATATCTTGTTTGTCTGAATTGGGGTCAACACCTCTTGCTAAGAATATAATTTCGTGATTTCTATAGTCTTGTATCAACTGTATATTTGGACCCGTAGTTGACCACCCACTATCATCAGGATAAATGTCAGGATTGTTACCACCACCCTTTTTAATTCTTTGGTATCCAAATAAAAATCTTTGTAATAATGTATTGTTTGGACTACCATAACTTGTTTGTGGTAGTACCGCAGGACTACATATTTGTTGAAACTGTTCAACGGTGTGACCAGTTATTATTTGAAAATATTCAACATCCGAAGGATAAAGATATTCTTTAACGTTATTAGTCGAACCTGTTATAACATACGTCGCTGTTTGATTAACACTAACATTACTTGGGTTCATCGAGTTAACAACAATTGATATGTTACCAACGGCTGAAGTACCAGTACTTGAAAAATTACCAAACCCATTTTCTATTGTTTGACCTGTTATATTAGGGTCTTTTGAGGCGTTTGGGTTTTGAAAACTTAAAAGTTGACCCGTCGGTAAATTTTCCATAGTTCCAGGGTCAACTAATAACACTAAAACATTATCATAGTGAAACTGTGAACTATTACTTGGATTTGTATAACCAAAAGTAACTTTCATTTGATTATACCCACCGTTATCGTGAAACTTCGCCTTTACATTGAATAGATTCATCCTCTCAGATAGTGGTATATCCCAAGACCAATTATTATAATTAGTAAACGGGTTTTGTGCCGAACCTTTTAAATAAGGAGTCCTTAACCCTCTATCCATATTTTGATTGTAGGTTCCGTCGGTTTTTCCTGTAAATGGATTTCCTGCCATGGTAGTTTGAAATCCGTAACCAAACTTATTTACCCAATCTTGGTCAACAGCACCGTCATTATCTAAAACACTAACACCATTATACATCGTATATTGATTTGTGTTTGCCAAAATAGATGAATTAGAAACTTCGACAGGACCTAATACGTTGTTAATTTTTTTTGGTCCACAGTCACATGCATTACATTCAGGATATGCATAGTTAGGTAACGGTATCGCGTATAATTGTAGATTCTGTAATTGTTTAAAATTTTTAATTACAAAATATCCAACTAACCCCCACGCAATTAAAAACAAACTTGAAAGGATAATAGCTCCCCAAGCCGCAGTAGAAATTGCTGCAATTAAACCCGCAGTATTAGCTGCGATTTGATAACCAGCAATACCAGCAAAAACGACCGGTAAAACATTTTTTATAAATGGATATAACCCAACAAACGCACTATAAATAAAAGCGATAATAATTAATGGAACTTGTAAAATTGTGAATAAAATATTGAACACAAAATATATTGCATCAAAATTTCTAACACCATCATTCACAGGGAATTTATTATTTTCACTCTCACAAGTCCTGTCTAATATTTCTTTTACACCTAAAAATCTTGCACGACCACGACCCTTTCTATATTCTTCAATAAATTGTGATGTAGTATAAACTTTATTAAACTTCATCTGATAAAAGAAGTCTTCACAATTTATGGCGGCTTGTTTATTTGCATAATCATCCCAATTTAAAGAAAACGCGTAGCTTTTTTGAAACAATTGCCAATTTGTGTTACCAGTAAAATTTGGGTCGTAGTGTGGACTAGTATCTAATGCGTATAATGCGGGGTCAACACCAGGATTTGCTGTGGTAGTTCCTGTCCATCCATATTCCCTAATGTTTGGTACTAAAAAATTACCTCGTTGTATTTCACCCTGTATTGGAAATAATGTAGTACCTTCTCTTGTAGGACCATTTGTCTCTGATTGATATTTTATTTTAAACCTATACTTACCATTTGTTGGTATACCAATTCTTGGGTCTTTGGAAAATACTATTTCACCGTATTCGTTTGTTACGACATAATCCAAATTCATCGGTACATCAACTAAAAACGTACCATCGTCATCGATAACTTTACCACTATTTTGTAATCTATATTGCTCAAGAATAGGATTACCATCCACATCAGTATTAACGGTTTGTCTAATTGCTAAAATCTCACCCGGACCTGTTATCATACCACACAAGTCACCTTGTTCTGTTTTTGGCTTACAATTTTTCTTTAACATTTGAGTATCCTGTGAGCTCATAATTGAACCCATGAATATTGCTGTTGGTTGTATATCAACACCCAACTCTCTAAGGTCAAAATCGGCTCTGGTAATTCCTATACTACATTGAGACCCGTCTCCCCAAAATGATGAAACATCAATATCTTTTTTTGCATTAATAATTTGTGGTAAAGAATCTAAATCTGTGGATGCCAAAAATTGAGTTCCATTGACCTCTTCAGAAGTCGCCAATCCCATCCTAACTAAGTCTTGAGGTCTAAGTGAAAATTCACCCATATTTGATAGGTCTAAATCCATTGTAAGTGTCTGTATACCTAATGGCACACCCACAATCATAAAATCACCCGATTCGTTAGTTTTTACGGTATACTTATAATATTTTTCATAAATTTCTAATACCTCTTGTCTTGTTAGTAAATCTTCTCTGTTTGGGAAAGTACCCGTAGGTGTGTGTCCACCATATTCTTGGTCATAAGGTAATAAATTATATCGGTACCCATCTTCATTTTTTTCTGCGGGGCTTTTATATGGATAAAGTGAGGATATAATTGGATTCAATAAATCAACATCTTCAACAGGAACAAAAACAGAAATTCTTGCATTTGGTACTCCATACCCCCCATTTGCTACGACACGACCAACAACCACACCATAGTCCGCACAGAAACGAGTATAAGCATCTCCTTGAGTTAATTTCATGGATAATATTTCCAAGAAATCGAAATCCTGTTCAACATTTAATCTGATTGTTTGGTCAACACCTAATTGTGTACGTAGACGATATGATTTGGGCATAGAAAATCTTTTAAGATAAATAGTTATTTATCTATTTTCAAAATAACTTAGTAAAAATCTATGTAAATGAATTAAGAGAAATCAACCGTTTTTAAGTTCTTAACCCTTACTTTAATATCTTTATTTGGGAACCTAACTTGGTAAATTTGTGAAGGTTCAGCAAATACCGTATCATCAATTAATAAAATTTCTTTTGTTGCACTATTAACATATCTTTGTGAAGTTTCTGAGGATGAATACTGACCACCAACTTTATTATATACTTTAAGGTCTGTAATAGAAATCACACCAGGAACATCTTGTACCTGACTTCGTAATTCGGATATATAAACATTACCACCCATTTCTCTAAAAACGGGACTCATTATTGTTTGCACTTTATCAATAACTCTAGTAATAACTTCTCCCTGATTTTGAGCACCATCTATCACAACAGATATGTCAAATTCTAAATCAACAACTTGAGCAACATTGATTGATATATAATCATTAATCATCCTATAATTTGATAGATAATTTGCCAAATTTGTTTTTAAAGTATTTGACACTGATTGTGTCAAACTACCAGTTGAATCATAAGAAACAATATTAATATTAATTTTGTTATCTTCTTCAGTAATTGCTACTTTGGCAGGTGCACCAAATTTACCTGGCATTTTTCTAATTAATGCATAATAATCATTAACTGTTACGGCTCTGTTTTGTGATGCAAAGTTAAATGTTACCATGTTTCTAACTTCTTCTATGTTTGGTTGATTTGCACCACCAATAGCCGCAGTCACGTTATTAACTCTTAACGAATTAACAACCTGTTGATTAATATTTGCTGAAGGCCCATTAACAAAAAAGTTAACAGTACCAACTTGGTTAATAGAATTAACACCAATATTTGAAACGGTTCCACCACCAATTCTATATTGGACAAACAGTGTCGTATTAGCCTTTACTGTCTTACCTAACCCAATATTATTTTGGTAATCTTGAACTCTTAATGGTACACCAACTCTTGAAAATTGAGCTAATTGTTCGTCAGCAGTAACTGTTGCATTACCAAACTGAACTCTTAAGAATCCTTCAGGAGTATATTCTGTTATAAATCTTAATTCCGTTTCAATGTATCTACCAACTTTAATACCGGGTCTGTCTGCCGGTTTTGTTGGGTCTTCAATAAACACACTACTCTCAGCCAAAGAATCAACCTCGAACCATCTATCAGGTGAACTTAAAAATTCAGATGATGTTGGTACTGATTGATATGATGTTCCATCTTTTTGAATTACTGACGTAACACCGATAATATTTTTTTCAGGTAAGAAAAACTCAAAGAATGGTTTTACATCTGCAGGTGTAATTATTTTTTTGAATACCTTAGTAATACCATTAACAACAACCTCCCTTTTAGTGATTGTGTAGTTTAATAGTTTACCATTGGAATCAAAATTAGGTATTTTAGTCTGATTCGGAAATCCTTCACTATTATATTGTGAAGAGAAATCAATATCATATACATTCTCAAATGTTTGTCCTGCACCAACCACTTGTGAACCCGCTCTTAATATTCCTAAATAACGAGTATCTTCTTGGTCACCAAAGGCAGGTACCGTAATTGAAAAATCACAAAGTGATACTGAAGGTCTATTACCGGGTATTTTTAATCCGTAAGTTCTGGCTATGTTAAAAATTGATGAACGTTGTTGAGCATATTGAAGAACAGTTTCTTGAATACTCCTATCCATGTGATAATGTAAATTATCACCGATAGCTGCGTTTAAATCTAAAAATACAGAATATACCGACGCATCATTAAAATTGTCAATTAATTCAGGATAATACTCCTGAGTGTAGTTAATAAGGTCTTGACGTAACGCCTCAAAATCCCTATCTGCGTATGAAATTCTTCTTTGTGCCATTTATATTAAATATTGATAATAACAAAATCCTTATTGTTGAAGGTGCTATCTGTTATAGTATAGTCGATTCTTATTTTTGCTGTATAGTCCGCAACACCTGTACCGGGTACTCTGTAAATACCACCAACACCAATGTTTTCCATATTAATATTACCAACTAATTCAAGTTCATCAGTATATGGCGTTATAGTAATATCATTTAAAACTAAATTTGGTAAAAATTCATCAACCGATTGTCTTATATCTGCCTTGATAGCTTCAAACGATAAACCATCCATCGGTTCAAAAATAAATTCATAAATTCTTGTACCAAAATTTGGTAAATAATATCTACTACCCTTTCTCGTAAGAATAAGGTGTAACAAATCTGTTCGTATTTCCTCTTCAGGTGTTTGTGATAATGATAGATACTTTCCGTCCTGACTCTGTCTGAAAGGAAAATTAATACCATATGTTTTACCATCTGCCATATTACATAAATATATTCCTATTATTTTTTTTGAAAACAAAAAAACCCGACAAAATACTTGCCGGGTTTTTCACGCATTATTGTCGTTTTTTACGTCTTATGCCTCACAACTCGTGCAAACTAAATCATTAAGATTAAGTTTTTTTCTTGAGAATGCCTGAGCTGAGTTCATTGAGTGTTGATAATAAAGTGTTTTAACACCTAACTGCCAAGCATCTATAAGAAGTTTATTAACATCTTTAGTTGGCATGTCAGGTGAAATCATTAAGTTCAATGACTGTGATTGGTCAATGAAATCTTGTCTAATTGCCGCTTGGTTAATGATAGTTGATTGATTAATTTCGGCAAATGTTCTGAACACATCTTTTTGTTCTTCTGTTAAAAACTCTAAATGTTGAACTGAGCCATCGTGTTTTTTAATACTATCCCACGTCGCCTTGTTATCTTTCTTTATTGATACCAATAACTTCTGTAGTACAGGATTCTTAATAGTCACTTTTAATTTAGCCACATCTTTTACATAAGCGTTTGACCAAATTGGTTCGATTGATTGTGATACTTGACCCAAGATAAATGCTGAAGATGTTGTAGGAGCAATTGCGTTTAGTGTCACATTTCTTCTACCATATCCGACAAGAGTTTCAGGTTCGCCGAACATTTCCGCTAATGTTTCAGACGCTTTGTATGACTTATCTTTAATAAGTTTGAACGCCTCAATGTTTAATCTTGCACTATCCTTACTGTCAAAAGCTAATCCTTTAGACTGAAGAAGTGAGTGCCAACCCAAAACACCTAAACCAAGAGCCCTTTGTCTTTTAGCAAAATTGTAAGCCTTTTCAAGGTAAAAGAATGCTCTGCGTCCTTCGATGGTTCCACTGTTTTTTATGTCATCAATTTTAGTGATAAACTCAGTAACGACAGCATCAAGGAAATAAACCATCATCTCAACCGCATCGGTATCTTTCCACTCATCATAATGAAGTAAGTTCATAGATGACAATACACAAACAAAAGACTCTTCTTCTGAATTGTGTAGAGCAATTTCAGAACAAAGATTAGAGTTGTAAATCTTCATGTCTTTATCTCTATAAACTTCAGGTGCTTTTTTATTCATAGTGTCAGTGAACATAATATATGGATATCCAATCTCACCTCTACGTTGAATTACTTTAGCCCATATCGCTCTCTTTTCTTTATCTCCATTTACCATTTGTTCCATGAACTCATCCGTAACTGTAACCGCATGTGTTAAATCTTGAATTGGGAAACCTTCAGTTCCAATTTCCAAAAATTCCATAATGTCGGGATGCTCAACAGGAAGGTATGGTGAAAATCTTCCTCTACGCGTTGAACCTTGTGAAATATTGTCTACAACACTTTGGAATAGGTTCATGAAATGGACTGCTCCTGGTGCGTGTCCGTTGTCTGTAATTGTGGCACCTCTACCTCGAAGGTTACCAAAATAACCTGAGGTTCCACCACCCATTTTACTCATCTCACCAACTTCAGCTTGAGTATAAAGAATTGATTCAATATTATCACCAACATTAGAACCGAAACAACTAACAGGTAGTCCCCTCTTTTTTCCAAAGTTAGCCCAAACAGGTGAAGATAGTGAATACCAACCTCTACCCATATAATCATAAAATTTTTCAGCAAATCCTTCCATGCCTAATATTTTTT